CGATAGCAGTTGATGCACCAGCGGCGGGAAATTCAATGGTAAGGTCACCAGCAGTAGCAGATACGGTACCACCGAAGTCAATAACAGCAATTGCTGAGTTACTGTTTGCTGTGTTGTAGATGATACAACCGTCAGTCGAAACTGTAACATCAGAAAACACTTCATCAGTAAAGTCCAGAATAGCTGTAGAACCAGACAACGAAATGGTAGCACCATCAAGTACCTGACCACCTGCACTATATCCAGTACCAGATGCCTCATCAGAGTTACCTGTTACGTCTGAATAGTTAGTAGTGCTGGCGTTGTATGTACCAGTTGGTGATGCCTTAATCAGTGCCAGTTTGATGGAGTCTGTATCAAGGTCGTGAAGACCTTTAAGAAGTTCCTCTTTGAAGCTGTTACACATTGCAGTGGTAATAGCCATTTCTTTCTCCTGTTAGAAATCAGATAAATGAGAGGGCGGATTGATGAACGTAGGCCGCCCCCTCACTTTAGTTAGGCAAGAGTGTCACGGTCTACTTCGTCAGCAGTCATGTCACCTGTGTCTGCCATGTTCATCAGAACTGCGAACACGCGGACTTTACCTTCAGTTGGAGCAGTGGTTGCTGCCTGAAGTTCCCAGTCAATCGTGTCTTCAGCTTCAATGAAAATCGGGGCAGAAGCGTCAGCCATAGTGGCGTAGCCTACACCCGATGTCAAGTCAGCAGAGTCATCGTCAATGTCGAAGGCCGACACAAAACGAGTAACGTCTACACCGGTAACACCAAGGTTAGCGGTACACCCGTCAGCAGCAGTCTGAACAGAAGCGGTCATTTCAAAACCGGCTGTCAGAATCAGCGTCTCAGCAGGTACAGTGATTGCTTCAATGATGTCGTTGGCAGCGAGAGCAGAACCTTTAGCGGTTGCTGCAGCAGCCAAGTCAATCGTCTGCTGTACCATGTACGGCTGGCGGCCTCGCGCACCAGCACCACGAGCAGCAGATTTGAGAGTAGTTACGGTAGCCATATCTTAATCCTCCCTATGCCAAGTGGTAGATGGCGTTAACAAGTGCTTCAGGACGAAGAATCTTGCGGCCATACAGGTGCATACCACGAACGATGTCAGCAAAGCTGTCAGGGTCACGGTAGGTTTCGGTCTTGTTAATCTGCTCTGCAGTTGCAACAGCTGAATCGTGACCAGCTACGATAACGCCGTAGTTGGTGGTGCTGTTTGCGCCAGCAAAAGAAGAACCAGTACCGACTGAAGGCAGGTTGTTGGACTGATAAACACGGAAGCCGTGAATCTGAGTACCAATCTGGCCATTTTGCAGACCAGAACCGCCAAAGTCAGCGTTGAACAGACGAGAGTCTTCGTCTTTCAGGACTTCCATGAAGACTGGATCAACTACCAGCCAACGACCTTGCGAGTCCACGTTTTGCTGGTCCAGAAGACGGGCCATACGTGCAAGAAGGGTCAGCGGGTGAGTATCACCAGCAGCCGGAGTTGCGTCAGTTGCTCCACCAGTACGAGGCTGGATAGCAATTGCAGCACCTGCAGAACCAACGGAACCTGCACCGTCAGAGAAGTCAGATGCGTCCAACTTCATTGATGCAAGCAGTTCGTCTGAACCGGCAGTAGACACAGCCTTTGAACCGTTAACAACATCGTTAGCGGTGTCTGCATTTGAGTGCAGAGCAGACTGCTTGAAACCTGACAGGTAACCAAGAACGTCTTGGTCAAACTGGTCAGCAAGGCGATAAGCAGCGCGGTCACTTGCCAGAGACTGGAAGTTAACGTGGCTGTGTGCCTCTTCAATGTCATCAACCTTGAACGCAAAGTAGTTAGCTTTGTCGATGGTCAGGCTGAAGTCTTCGTCGTCAAGGTCTTGCGGCGTGATGGTTGTGCCACGGGCATATGCCTTAACAGTGATTTCGGGTTCCTTGATAATCTTAACGGAATCACCCATTGCAGCAATCTCACCGAAGTAATCGGAGTTGGTGATTGCTTCACAAACAGCGGCCTTGCGGAAAGCAAGTTGC